AGAACAATTTAAAGCATACAAGAAAAGGTGCGAGAAGCGGGCGGACAAGTTGCGAGAGTTGATTTTTATAGCTTACGCAGATGAGAGGCACTGCACAGAAAATGGAGTGATTGATAACTTAGAGCGTCGTATCAGGGAAGAGCGGCGAAGACTTGAAAAAATTTCCGGAAGATGACGAGTAAAAAAAACAAACACGATTGAGAGGTGGTGGTATGGCAAGAGCGCCGGATGCCAGAGTAGATCAGGCGAAAGAATTATATCAGCAGGGCAAGAAGCTGGTTGAGATATCGGCGCAGCTTGGAGTGCCAGAAGGAACCGTCCGCAGGTGGAAACACACCTACGGATGGGATGGCGAACGTTCGGGAAAGAAAAGCGAGCGTTCGAAAAAGAAGAACGAACGATCGGAAAGAGTAAAGAAAGCGGTTGCAGAGGAAGTGGGACAGGTTATAGAAAACCCTGACTTGAATGACAAGCAACGGCTTTTTTGCTTGTATTACGTTCGATGCTTCAACACTACAAAAGCCTACCAGAAAGCGTACGGTTGTGATTATGCAACGGCGGCATCTGTCGGATATAGATTGTTGGCGAAAGATGGAGTTAGAGCCGAAATCCAGCGCTTAAAGCAGGCGCGCCTTAACCGTGAGCTTCTGGATGAGTCTGATATCTTCCAGAAGTACATGGATATCGCATTCGCGGACATTACCGATTATGTCGAGTTCGGGCGGGAAAAGGTTCAGGTTATGGGAGCGTTCGGACCAGTTATGATAACGGATGAGAAAACAGGGCAGAAGGTACCAGTTACCAAAGTCATCAATACAGTTCGCTTCCGGGAGTCCTGCGATGTGGACGGCAGCATCATTGCCGAAGTTAAGCAGGGTAAAGATGGAGCGAGCGTAAAGCTGGCTGACCGCATGAAAGCGCTGGAATGGCTGGCGGCTCATATGGACTTAGCCACTGACGAACAGCGGATCCGGATGGAACACCTGAAAGCCCAGACCGATAAGATAACCGGACAGGGGCAAGAGATAGAGGATCTGGATGAGATAGAGGGCGAGATTTATGGCAAGTAAGACGGTTAAGAAGAAAACCATAGAATTTAAGTTCTCGGAAAAGCATAAGGAGTATATCCGGAAGTGCCATGAATGTTCCTACAATGTGGCGGAGGGCGCTGTTCGTGCCGGTAAAACGGTGGACAACATATTCGCGTTCGCGCATGAGCTGAAAACGACTCCAGATCGAATCCACCTGGCAACCGGATCGACGGTCGGAAACGCCAAGCTGAACATCGGGGACTGTAATGGTCTGGGGTTGGAGTGGATTTTCCGCGGTCAATGCCACTGGGGCAAATACAAAGACAATGAGGCTTTATTTGTCAAGGGACCATCGACGCGCTGGCAACAGAAGATAGTTATCTTCGCAGGTGGCGGCAAGGAAGACAGCTACAAGAAGATCCGAGGCAACTCTTACGGAATGTGGATTGCCACAGAGATTAACCTGCATCATGATAAAACCATCAAGGAGGCGCTTAACCGTCAGCTGGCGGCGAAACGCTTAAAGGTCTTTTGGGACTTAAACCCGGATAACCCGCGTGCTGCCATCTACTCAGAGTACATTGACCGCTACCAGAAGCAGCAGGAAGCGGGGGAGTTCCCTGGTGGATACAACTACATGCATTGCACCATCTACGATAACATCAACATCACGCCGGAACGTCTGCATGAGATAGAGAGCCGATACGATATTAATTCGATTTGGTATCTTCGGGATATCAAGGGGATGCGCGTGGTGGCAACGGGTCTGATTTACCGCCGTTTTGCGGATGCTATCAGCACAGGTTCCAGCACGTTCGGGATTCGGGGCAAGCCAACGGACCTCATGGAGATCAATTTGGGGATTGACTTCGGTGGCAGCGGGTCGGGGCATTCATTCACGGCTACCGCCATTACAAGAAGTTACCACAATGTGGTGGCGCTTGCATCGGAGTGGATTCGATGCAAGGATGAGTCGGGCAACCAGATAGAGATAGATCCTCAGATGCTGGGAGATATGTTCTGTAACTTCGTCCAGAAAGTCTTAGGGCAGTACGGCTATATTACGACGGTTTATGCAGATAGCGCAGAGCAGACGCTGATTGCAGGCATCCGGAGCAGCCTCCGGCACAACGGACTCGGTTGGATTCGGGTCGAGAATGCGCTGAAAGCTCCCATCAATGACCGAATCAACTCGGTGCTAATATTGATGGCGCAGGGGCGTTTTCAGTATGTTGAGGGAGAATGTGAGAGCCTGGTCAATGCACTATGCACAGCTGTGTGGGATCCGAAGGAACTGACAAAGAATGTCCGGTTGGATGATGGTACCAGTGATATCGATTCACTGGATAGTTTTGAATACACGTTGGAGCGGCGGATCAGCCAGCTTATTAAATATGGGTGATGAAAATGAATTATACGAAAATGTATGAGGCATTGCGGAAAGTCCTCGGAAATGAGCAGATTGATTTTGCCATGTCCGGACGGAGCAGTGCCTTAATTGAATTGTGGTCCCGGATGTACGAAGAAAAGGCTCCCTGGCTGCATAACACAGACAATGCCAACATTCCGGCGACGATAGCGGGAGAGATTGCAAGACTGACTACGCTGGAGCTGCAGAGCAAGGTGGAGGGAAGTCCAAGGGCTGAATGCATGGATGCGGTTTATCAGCAGGTGCTTGGAAAACTCCGAGTACAGACAGAATATGCGTTTGCGAAAGGCAGTATGGTGTTTAAACCGTACATCACACCTGACGGAACCATCGCGGTCCAGTATATCCAGGCGGATATGTTTTTCCCACTT